CAAGGAATCAGCATCTGTGCCTTACATCCCCCTTGAGGATGTTTCGTTCCTTAAGCGCAAGTTTGTGGATCATGAGGCGTTTCCGGGCATGAAGGTGGCCGCTCTCGACAGGGAGAGTATCTACAAAATGCTCTTGTACACCATTCCGTCAAAGAGTGTGACTCCAGAGGAACAGTTTGCAAGTGCGTTCGCGAGTGCTCAGGCAGAGGCTTTCTTTCACGGGAAGGCTTTCTTTGAGCAGGTGCGACAACTCATTGACGACATACCTAAGAGTGCAGAGTTGCACTTTAGGATGTCAGAGTTACCACGGCCAACGTGGTATGGGATGATCAAGCGATTCGTCAACGCTTCTCCCAAGTTGCAGGCTAGTCAACTGGTGCCTGGCTTTGGAGCCGAAACCGACACAACTGAGGGTAGTTACTGCCAGCCGACTGATTTTGAGTATCAAACAGGCTGGAGAGTGGACCCTTGGGGCTCGACCACCATGGGGCGTTCCCCCGAAGAGTGTTTTTACACAGGAGTCAGGTTGTCCTCCACAAAAGCTCATAAGCTCGCGTTCAATGAGTACTACACGCGGGTCGAAAATTCACTGCTCACCAAAAATTACAAAAAAGAAACAACCCATACCACCCAGCAAGAAGAGGATTTGGCCCTAGCTGTGGTTGCGAAAGCCATCAAAACTGTCCGTGCGAAGAAGTATCGTAGAGACAAAGAAAGGAAGTGGGAGGGCTTCCAATTCCAGGCGGATATTGCATATGACACAGCGTCTATGCCAACGCCTGAAGCGAGCGCCAGTCATGATGTCGTCCAAGAAACGACAGTGTTCAAGAACGAACCCATTTCTGAAGTGCTCGATGTAAGTGGTAAGTTTGCTGGTCTTGGGTCTGGAATGGCCATGACATAGGATATTGCCACTTATCTGCGGCGACCACGCAAGATCCGTAGCTATGTTTGGCCTGAAAATGCCGCTGACGGACTCAAGGACACATTCTTCCCTTGGGGGGATTTCTTTGGTGATGTTAACATGGC